TCTCCTAATTTAGTATTACCACTTACACCACGACTAATTTCTTTAAATTGAGTATCTGTTCTACTCTTATAAAAACAGATCTCATCATCTATCTTAAAGTATCCCCCATTCTTAGGGAATGATGAAGCATCTGCTACCGTTATAGTAGTATCACTAGAATTTACTAACCCTACTATAGTAGTACTTTGGGTTAAAAGATTATTCTCATAGAAATCAATGTCACGATAAGTCTGTAAGTTCTCAATTATATCTAATGGTTGTCCTTGAAGTTCAAGCTGCTCATAGTACTTCTGTAAGAACTTTCCAAACAGTTCATACTCTTCGTTGATAAAATCAGGTAATTGAGACTCAATTAAAAATGAGACTTTATTGGCAGTTTTTTGCACTACTCTTCTTTATAAGCGATGAATTTACTCTTTGATACATCTACATCTAGATACATCTCACGCTTAACTTCAATATCCTTATTAGCAGGTTTCACTCGTAGTTCAACACGATTATCAGAAAAACTACCTTTCAGGATAGTAAAGTTACTCATTGTTATTTCACCCTTGGTGTAATCAATAGTTCCTACCGAATCATTCAATAGAATCTTTTCACCAGTGATGGAATCTAGTCTATATAGGACTAATTTCCCATCTCTATCTTCTAGATATGAAGTATATGTTGGATATTCAAATACAGTCATACCAGTTGATGTTACAACAGGATTATTACAATCAACATAAAAAGGATTTTTATAACAAATCTCATAGTAAGCAGATTGATTAATCTGTGATATAAAATCCTTTCTCATAGTAACATCGGTGTCATTTGAATTGATAGCACGATCTGCATTATCAATAACACCAATAAACTTACTATATCTAAACTTACCGTTAAACTTCTCTGTACCAGAGGTCTTAAGGTATTCAGTTATTCCAGTTGATACCTTTGCTGCCATCTCAGCAGGGAGTAATTTACTCTTAGTTTCATCATAGTAAATGTTACTTGTCAACTCAAGAAATAAGATTGATGGATCAACAAATTCTGGTCTGATAGAAGCAACTGTATACTTTTTAAGTTGTTCCTTTAACTCATTCTTTGTAAACGATGATAACGCAGCAGCCTCAGTGGGTTTCACGGAAAGGAATACTTTACCATAAGCAGGTGGTTCTTGTTCTTCACCACCAAACACGATAATATCACTAATAGATGGATATAGATTTCTAACTATAGCCGAATAATCATTATTAGTTACTGCTCTATTCTGTGATCCATAAAACTTAGGAGCATTATATTTAATTTTTTCAATACTCTCAATCTCTGCTCCACCAGAAGCATTTGCCAGTGTTGTTATAACAGGATTAAATGCAACATTAACTACAGCATTATTCTCATCATACATCACCCCGTTAAATGTAAATGTTTTTGCTCCATTTACAACAGGACCATTAGTAGCAACATAACTTATTTCAATAACATTGCCATCGGCAAGTTTACTTCCCAAAACTCCATCACCAAAGAATACTTCATAATGTTCGTCTTCTGTCTCACTAAGGAAATAAACTTTATCAGTAGAACCAATATCTAATATATTATTTGCTATTTCATAATCTTCATATACAGAAGAATTAGCAGCTTGATATACTCTTACTCTAATAGTATTAGTATCAATACCTACGTTTTTAATATAAAATCTTTGATTCTTAATACTGGTATCAACTGTAGTACTAGATTGTATAAATGATCCTTCATATATTGGTAAGGACGTAAAGGATGCAACACTATTAGCAACATCAACTTTATTATCCTCCAATAAAACAAATCTATAAAGAGATCCATCATAGTTACTTACGAAACCACTTCCTTCTTTTAGAGTAACTTTCTGAGGAGGAGTTCCCGTAAATGTAATGTCAAGATCAATTGTTGCCTTAGGTGATGTAATAGACTTTGGTGTATATCCTAACTGTTTCGCAAGTGATACTACATTGTCCCGTAGACTTGCGGAATCCAAATACAACTCATTCACTACCATATTGGCATTAAACGCTGTATAATACGTATTATATGCCAATACATCAAGCATATTACTTAATGCGGAAGCTTCAAAGTCATAATCAGTAAAGTCCGTCTGTGCTCTCATATAGTCCTTGAGAGCTACTTTAATATCATTAAAGTCTAAATTGTTTACTTGGGTATAAGGCATTATCTCGTCCTTTCTAGGAGGAATTCTACAGCAGTTGGTGGATTGTTGGAACCTATAATCTGATATGTCATTTCAACTGAAAATGCATTATCATTAAAATTTGGCCAAACCTCTATAGATAAAATCTGGATTCTTGGTTCAAATTTTGTTATTGTTGATTCAATACTTAACTTAACCTGTGCTGCTGTACCATAATCTAGGGGTTCAAACAAATAGTCTCGTACATCTGAACCATAACTGGGGTTAAATGGACGCTCACCTTTATTAGTAAGCAATAAATTCACAATTGCTTGCTTAATAGCAGAAGCATCCCTACTGACAACTAAATCATCAGTAACAGGATGCTTCTTAAATGTAATATTAATGTCCTTGAAGGACAGAGTAGTCGCCATCTACCAACAGATATACTGAGTCAGTAGTTATTTAGACACTTTTACGTTACTTCATAAAATGTATACTTTAGAAATAACTCTTCACCCTTGTGAATAGGTCTAATTGTCTTTACAAAGTACTTATCACTTTCACTCCATTTCATGCAATTAGGATCTTCTGAGTGATTTATGAATCCTCCTAAAGGGGTTCTATAGATCACCTCATCAACGATAAGATGAGACATGCCTAAAACCATTCCTTCTGGTATTTCCTCACGTGCAAAGATGCCCTGCCCTGCTATGGGAGAGTCTTTGATATGTAACCACGCATGTAATGCTTGATATGTCACGGTAATGAATTCAAAATGCCTTCAAAATCTGTATTAGCAATTTCTTGAGGCATATCTTCATGACTCTTTGCCAATCCACCATTTACTCTTGCTTTAAAGAGAATGTTTAGAGCACATCTATGTCTATTTTCAGTTGCACCCATTCCAGTATGCATCCACCATGCAGGGAATAGTACTGCTGTACCTGCTATATGTGGTACAAGAATAGATTCACCTTCCCCATCTGCATTTTGCCATATTCTAGTTCCTGTTCCAGGACAATCATTCAAGTAATAAATGATACTCCAATGATTTTTCTCTTTAATATCAGTATGTCGTACTCCTGTAGAAGCACTACTATAATAATTCCAGAAGTATCTAAGTACTTCTATATGACTAAAAGCTTCAATACTACTATGAGTTCCTTTCGCAATGCAAGCACTAAGACATAATTCTTGAATTAATCCTGCATATACGTTTAATTCTTGATAACAAGGATCAATAGCATCTATATTATCAGTTTTAGTACTGATTTCTTCAGACTCAATCCTTACAGAACTAGTTCCAGACCTATAAGAACATATAATATGTCCAGTATCACTTGCATTTTCAACTCTTTGATATACATCAATAGGTAAATTAGCAGTAACTACAGTCCATCTAGGAGAGGACAGTAATTTCCTTTGAACTATATCGTTAATATCACGGGGGAGTACATCGTGAAGATAGTTAATAGATTCGTAAGTAAATCTACTTCCATCACTAGGACCTTTGTTTTCTAATCCTTTTACTTCATTAATATGAAACGTGCCTTCTGAATGGTGGTATTGGTTATCTGTGTTATTTTCCATAATATTCGGAGATTTTCGGCGTTCGGAGCGTCAGCGTCCCTGTCCTCTATAACGCTTCTTAGCGTGATTGCGAGAAGTCGCTGCGAGTTTAGTATTCTTTGACTTACCTTGTCTAGTCACCTTCGCAGGAGGTGCTGCATGTTCGTTATTATTATATAATGCCATTATGTACGTGTACCTATGAATATTGTAGGATATTTCGTTGGAGTTGTCAAGGGTCTGTTAACAGGTAATGCCCCTGCACCTGTAATACCATCACCTATAACTGGTACTAAATTACCTTCAAAATAAACCCCCCGTGCTGCTGAGTTGACAATCCCAACAATAGGAGGTGTTCTGGGTAATGGTTGTGGAACAGGGGGAACCAAAGGCTGGATAGGAACACCAGAAACATCGGTAGGTTTACTCGTAATGTCTATATGTTGTACCTTCGCACCACCAATGAAAATAGAAGTACATGTAGTATCACTACCACCATGAGACTGTAATGGATAAGTTGCAGTAGGATTCGTACTAGCAGTATCCACTGTAGTACTATCTGCTATACATCCAACTATGCTCATTGTCTCTGTACCTCCAATAAACACTCCACTGCATTATGTAGATAGTTAAGTGTCTCCACTATACTCTCATGCTTCTGGGACTTCGGTGGCCTGTACATCAATTGAGGTTGCTCTAGCAAGGATATCTTCTTCTCCAACTTCGTCAATCTCTCGGACAACTTCTGGAGTGACTCGTTCAACTGCTTTATGTTCAATTGGTTGTCTACTGTCATTATCTACTCCTGAAAAACGATGTGATGCAGCTCCTTCAAACTCATCACAAAACTGTTCAAAGTTGTTAAGTACCTTTTCATAATAATTCTCATCTACTGGTAAGTCTCTCATTGATTTTGATGCATTGTTACTTCTGGATAATCTTTAATAGGATTATTAACATCAGGAAGATTTGTGTGGTATTCTGCTTCATGATCCATTATCTTCTTCTCAATACTTATAAGTCTAGTAGCAATCTCCTCTATCATATCAGTAATCTTATTTAATTGATGCTCGTGTATATGTACAGCATAATTAGGATCCTTCATCATCTCAAGATGTGCATTATGTGCAGGATCTTCTTGATAACCTTCAGTAGTATTCACACCGCCGTCTGGATCTGGTGCAGTTCCATCCCATGCTGTCCCAGTCTCTGTAGCAGGTACAAATTCCTGAGGTGGATTCGCAGTGTTTGGATCATACCCTGGGATTGTACTGGGCGATTCTGGAATTAATCCAGGTGCTTGTGTTACCTCTGTGCCTGGTACAGGATTGGTTGGAGGGTTGATATTTGAATCAGTCATGTTCTCTATAATATTTGGAATATCTTTTGCGGTATATTTTAACTCGTCTTTTTCAGTCATTTTTTTGCTGGAAAAATTTTTCTAAATTCTAGCATACAAATTGCGAATTTGCAAATACTATTTATAGGTCGTTGGGATACTTTTGTAGACTTTTGAATGGTTAGGAGTCCCACTCGGCGACCCCTTAGGATCG